TTAACCAACATACGCTTAGTCTCTGCGTCCTGTCGCACTTGCTCAATGTCTTGGCGTTGCTTGATAACTTGCTGCAATTGTTGGACTTGCTGTTGCATTTGCTGCATTTGCGCTTGATTGGCTTTAAGCTGCATCTGCACTTGTGGCGGCACTGGTGATTTATCGTCAATCTGCGACATAGGATTACCAGCGGCCAAGCGGTCAGCAATGATTTCAGAGCCGGGAAAATCCATATTTCTAAAGATCAAATCTCCAGCCGTAGCAAATAGCTGCGCGTTACTGTTAATCAGCGGCATCATTGCCTCTACTGCGGCTTGGCGTTTGCTGCTATAGCCGGGGCCGGTATCCATGACAACATCGTAAGTTCCAACCGACATATCGTGTAGGACGGTCTGCACTGCTGGGTTTTCTTGGCTTTGCTGCGGCGTATTGATGTTCACAAGGTCTGGCTTGCCGTCATCGCCAATAATCCGCATGACGCGCTTTGTATCGTAAATCTTAGGAATCATTGACAAAATAATCTTGCCAGTGTGTCCAATAGATTTAGTCAGGTTGTCGTAAAAGTCAAAGTTTGTTAGGTCAACTTGTTGCTGCTGACCGTTCAGAGCTTTGCCTGAAATGTTGCCCGGAATCTGCTGAGAAGGGTCATAAATGCCCATCAGCGTAGCAATATCCTGATTGATACCGGCAGACGCGGCCATAACACCAGTAGGAGGCGGCTCAGGCTGCAAACGTTGCGGTGCTGGTGCTGGGTTGCCATCAATGTCGGTTTGCTTGTAACGAAGCAATGGCATAGATTTAACGTTAGCAGAAGCCCAATCAGCTTCATGGCCTTCTTCTTGTCCTTCGGCCATAATCCATTTGGCTTTAGGGGCCAAGGCTACAGCTTCGGTAATCGTAGTCTGCCAGAAGTTATACATCCTCTGAGCGTCTTTAGCGTGACGCACCATGCCAAACTTCTTACGCTTGTCGCCAATGACAATATGACGGCCATAGCAAGGCACAACAGGAATGTAATCACCGGGAATGTCAGCTTCCTCGATAACTTCCATTGCCGTAAGTTTTTTCCACTTAATTTTTTTTCTAAACGATGTGCGTTCGTCAATAACTTCTAGGCCAACAGCTTGCAATCGTTCAAAAAACTCTTTTTTACTGCCTTCTGCAAAACGTGAACTTCCATCACTCAACAGATAAAGAGTGTCCGGTTCGCGGGTAACGTAATAATACTCAGCTACCCGAATATCTTCCTTTGTTATCCACTCGCTCTGGCTGTCACCAGTGCCGCGCGGCTGAAACGATGCGCCATCATCACAATCAGGATATTTAGTGCGGAACTCTGCACGGGGCATCATTGTGGTAATTACGCAACGCTCAGCGTCTGACCCATCAATACGCTCGGAATTAGGATCAAAGTAAACCGTAAACGGATTTGGGATAGCGTCAATGTAAATATCTTGCTCAAAGCTATCTTCTTTGGTGTACTTTGTAGTCAAACGCCAGAAACCCCAACCCATTCTTACGGCATGGTCAAATGCAGTGTCGTATGCGTTATCAGCGTTAGAGGCTAATTCGATGTGCCGCGTAATGCCTTCAATGACTTCAGCGGTCTTCTTATTAGCTTGCGTATTGGTAGGGTGAACCTTGATGCGTGGGCGTTGCTGGCGCTGCTGATTCGTAACCTGACGGCAATAGCCATCTAGCTTGTTAATCGTCAGTACAGGACGTGATTCAAGGTTACGGCTGTTCTGCAAGTCAACAGGCCATTGATCGCCACCGGAAGCAAATTTCAAGTCTTCTAATGCTTCTTGCCGGTTCATCGTATCGGCATCATTGCAAAAGCGTAAAAACTTCTTTGCTTCGTCAATGATTGGATCGTAATCAGATTGTGAATCGTTCATTTTTAAACCTTAAACATGCCGAGCAAACTCACCATGAAGCTGCTCACGCTTGGATTTTACGGCAGATTCTGCCAATTCAATTGACTCATAAGTCCCACACCAATGGGACTTGTTGTTGACCATCACTCTTGCTATCCATTTATTAGATTTTTTGACAAATGCAACACCTTTTACCCCAGAAAAATTATCAATTCTTATTTTTGAATTTTGTGCGTTTTGTGCGTTAGTTGCACGACGCAAGTTTTCAATTTTATTGTTAAATGTGTCCCCATTAATATGGTCAACAAATTTAGGGTTTTCACCGTAAAACATTTTAAAAATAACACGATGCGCCAAAAATTTAGAGCGTTTATGTTCTATTTGAATATATTTGTTTTTAACAATTGTTCCAGCTTTGTCCCCAGCATTTACACGCTGAAAACTTTTTTTCCAAAATAAACACCCATCTCGGTATTCAAAAATTAAATTTAAATATTCTTGTGTAAAAATTTGGACCAGCCATTGCAATTCCTTAAAAATTGTATTGTTTAGAAAAGCCAAGCAGCTCTAACTGTTTGGCTTTTTGCATATTACGACATCCAGCTTTGAGGCGGCGCGTAATTTATCCGCGCTGCGCGTTTTTGTCTTGGTTCGCTGACCATTAGACCAAGCATTCGGAAAGCGTCTGCCCCATGACTAAAATTATCATGAAGTGGCGTTTTACTAAACTGCCCAGTGTTCGGGTCAACTTCATACCTGTAATGTCGAAGGCATTGTAATCCCTCGTGCGTATTTTCCCTATCAAACCAACAGTTAGTAAAGATTGTCCTTGCTGCGTTGATGCTGTCAACTATGGGTGTTCTAGGAATAATCTTTGTTTTATAGCCCGCTGCTTTGACAATGTGGTCAATGGAACGACCATTAGCTGCTAATGTTTTGTTCTCTGCATCATGCGGAAGCCATAGCGTTTCGTATACGTAACCAAACGTTTGCATCTTTGCCAAGTAGTCACTGATTGTCTTTTGACTATCTTCCAGATAACGGATAACTCGCGTTTCCATTCCGATAAACTGAACAAACCAGATTGCTGTAGCGTCCGACCAGCCAAGGTCAAAAACCGCGTGAACGGGCTTTGTTGAATCATATTGGACTTTTGTAATGCGGCCATCTAGTTCAGCCATTTGCATCTCACGGGCAAAGATTGCACCGTCTACAGTCTGGCGGCATAAGCCTTCCCAAACCGTGTTGTAAGCGTTAGGGTCACGCGCCTTTAACGCATCTTTTTCTAACGATAAAGTTTCCGGAAACCACGGGTTGTCTTGCCAGTTGATTTTAACAACTTTACAGTTTTCAGGAGGATTAACAACAAATCGTTGATATGTTTCATCGGTTTCAAGCTCCGGATTAAAGCTGACCCATATTTCAGATTGTTCTTTACGAATCGTTGGAATTAGAACGTTCCAGCTAGATTTACTCACCGTCTGGGCTTCCTCAACCCAACAAATATCAACGCCTTCGAACGATTTAACGTTAGCTACGTTATTCTTTAAACCAACGAATGCAAATTCTGTGCCGTTTCTGCCGCGTATGGACGATTGTGTAATTTCATAGAAGCCGGTTAGGTTCATAGCTACGATTTGGTCTGACAGCAGCTTATGAACTGAATCCTTCATGGATGTCATAAACTCACGGGCGCAAAGCATTCGTAGCGGCTTTTTAGCGCCAAGAATAAGCATTGCCCTTGCTATCCCCCATGATTTCGCACCACCGCGCCCACCGTAACAAATTTTGTATCGCTGCGGCTGAAACAAAAACGCCAGCTTTAGCGGGAATTCCGCATTCGTTATTGCTTGCTTAACGTCAGCTTCCATTATTCGGCTGTTTTTGGCATGACAAAAGTAACTTGAATACCTTCTAGCAGCGAAGTGCCATCAGCGCCGGTAATTTCAGTTTTTGTGCTTTCACGATATTTTTTAGGAAACCGTGCAGCCATTGACCGCGACCACAACGAAGTATTGATTTTGTCGCTTTCCTTGTTCTCAACTAGATAAGCTTGTGCTTGTTCTTCCCACCAATACTGTTCGTATTGCTTGGCATCTTCCATGGCATGCAAAAAATCCGGATAAACATCACGCCATTGATACATAGTACGTAGGGAATACCCTAATATCGACGCAATTTGTTCGACAGATTTACCAATTTTTCCAAGTTCTATAACCTTGTCGCACAATTCAGGCTCATAGAGTGTTGGCCGACCTATGGGCCGTTTAATCGTTTCTTCAGTCATTAGGAGCTACTACAGCGTCTGACGGCGCTACAGGTACAGATAGCTGTGCGTCTACTTGGTCTTTGATTGACTTCATAACTTCACCGTGAAATGTGCCGTAATGCTCTAGGCTTTTCCATAAGTGATTTAGTTCTACCAGGGTTAAGTCAAGTTTCATTCTAAATCTTCCTTTGCCAAACATTTGGTCAAGCTAATGTCGTGCGAAGCACAGTAAACAATCAAAGCGCAAACCACATCACCGACCGATTTTTTAATTTCTTTCAAATCACCCACAATTTCATGATTTGCTAGTTCGCCTACCATTGTGAC